CGACCATGTCCCCTACGATGTGTGGGAGCGGCAGGGGAAGCTGATGACCACGGAGGGGAACGTGGTGCATTACGGCTATATTGAAAAATTTATCGAGCGGCTTGGGGAGCGGTTCAACATCCGGGAGATCGCCTTCGACCGGTGGGGCGCGGTGCAGATGGTGCAGAACCTGGAGGGGATGGGCTTCACGGTGGTCCCGTTCGGGCAGGGCTTCAAGGATATGTCGCCGCCAACGAAGGAGCTGATGAAGCTGGTGCTGGAGCAGATGGTTGCCCACGGCGGGCATCCGGTCCTGCGGTGGATGATGGACAACATCTTCATCCGCACCGACCCGGCGGGCAACATCAAGGCAGATAAGGAAAAGTCCACGGAGAAGATTGACGGGGCAGTGGCCGCGATCATGGGGCTTGACCGGGCGATCCGCTGCGGGAACGTGTCCTCGGAGAGCGTCTACGATACCCGCGGGCTCCTCATTCTGTAGTGGTAAAATGCACAAACCCCACAAAGGATGTTTGTGCATGATACGGCTGTATTCTGCTTGCTATTCTGCGGTTTCAGAGCGAATATGTCACTTACCGGGAGGGTGTCCCGGAAACTATTCGGATGGAGGGATTTCTAATGAAGCCATATGGAGCAGAGGAAAGGTTTGGAAAATATGAGAGGGAGGACTTCGGCGGCTGGTCAAGGAACCACACCAAAGCGGCATCCATCCGCAGGTGGAAGCGGCCGCTGAAAAAGAGGGCGAGGCAGGTCTGCCGCGCCGCGCTGAGACGGCTGGTCTGAGCGGCTTTTCCGGGGCATAAACCACACAAAAACTGCCCCGGATGTTTGTGTACTTTATGCCCGTAATTGACTTGCTATTATCCGCATTCAGAGCGAATATGTGTACTACCGAAAGGGAAAAAACAAAACGGAGGTAACGCACATGAAGGTACACGAATTTATCGCAAAGCACAAGATCAAGGAGTCCAGGATGCGGATCTACGACGCGGAGCTTGGGGATGAGGTTTATGGGATCTACGAGATGGGTCTCTACCGCGACTGCGAGGTGGTCAGGGCATACCCGCACAACGGAGACACGGTTTTAGAGGTCGCATCGGTAAACGGCTAAGACAGGACGGCACAGGGGGCGCTGCTTCGGCGGCGCCTTTTGGCTGTCCGTTTTTGGAAAGGAGCGTGGTATTTATGGGGTTATTCAGCGGATTGTTCCGGGCGAGGGACGCGCCAACGAACCGCACGTCGGGAAGCGCCTACAGCTTTTTCCTTGGGAACAGCACATCGGGGAAAAGGGTGAACGAGCGCACCTCCATGCAGATGACGGCGGTGTACTCCTGCGTCCGGATTCTTTCAGAAGCGGTGGCGGGGCTGCCGCTGCACTTTTATAAGTACACGGAGGACGGTGGGAAGGAAAAGGCAGCGGAACACCCGCTGTATTTTTTACTCCATGACGAACCGAACCCGGAGATGACTTCTTTCGTTTTCCGTGAAACGCTGATGACGCACCTGCTCCTGTGGGGCAACGCCTATGCGCAGATCATCCGCAACGGCAAAGGGGAGGTCATTGGGCTGTACCCGCTGATGCCGGACCGGATGGGCGTGGAGCGGGACTCCAAAGGGCAGCTCTATTACGAATACACAGTCAGCATGGAGGACGCGCCCACGGTGAAGGGCAGCACGGTAATCCTGCCGCCCACGGAGGTGATGCACATCCCCGGCCTTGGCTTTGACGGGCTGGTGGGCTATTCCCCCATTGCCATGGCGAAGAATGCCATCGGCATGGCGATAGCCTGCGAGGAGTACGGGGCGAAGTTCTTCGCCAACGGCGCACAGCCGAGCGGGGTGCTGGAGCATCCGGGAACCATCAAAGACCCAAGCCGTGTGCGTGAGAGCTGGCAGTCCACCTTCGGCGGCAGCCACAACGCCAACAAGGTGGCTGTTTTAGAGGAGGGGATGAAATACACTCCGATTTCCATCTCGCCGGAACAGGCGCAGTTTCTGGAAACGAGGAAGTTCCAGATCAATGAGATCGCACGGATATTCCGTGTGCCGCCGCACATGGTGGGCGACCTGGAAAAGAGCAGCTTCTCCAACATCGAGCAGCAGAGCCTTGAGTTCGTGAAATACACCCTCGACCCGTGGGTGTCAAGGTGGGAGCAGTCCATGGCGCGGTCGCTGCTGACGGCGGAGGAAAAGAAGAAGTATTTCGTGAAGTTCAACGTGGACGGCCTGCTCCGGGGCGATTACCAGAGCCGCATGAACGGATATGCTGTGGGGCGGCAGAACGGGTGGATGTCGGCAAACGACATCCGGGAGCTGGAGAACCTTGACCGCATCCCGGAGGAAGTGGGCGGCGACCTGTACCTCATCAACGGGAACATGATGCCGCTTTCCATGTCCGGGGCGGCATATCAAAAAGGGAAGGAGGAACCCAATGAAAACGAAGAAGTTCTGGAACTGGAAGAAGGCGAAAAACCAGGAAACGGGGGCGGAGGAGCGCATCCTGGAACTGAGCGGCACCATCGCGGAAGATAGCTGGTTTGACGATGACGTCACGCCGCAGCTTTTCAAGGATGAGCTGAACAGCGGCACGGGCGATATTACCGTGTGGATCAACTCACCGGGCGGCGACTGCGTGGCGGCGGCACAGATCTATAACATGCTCGCGGGCTACAAAGGGAAAGTCACAGTAAAGATTGACGGCATCGCTGCATCGGCGGCATCCGTGATCGCCATGGCGGGCGACACAGTTTTGGTATCCCCGGTTTCGATGCTGATGATCCACAACCCCGCTACCATGGCATGGGGCGACCACGCCGAGATGCAGAAAGCGATGGATATGCTCTCCGAGGTAAAGGAGTCCATCATCAACGCCTATGTGTTAAAGACCGGGCTTTCCCGACCGAAGCTGTCACACCTGATGGATGCGGAGACCTGGATGGACGCGAACAAGGCGGTGGAGCTTGGCTTTGCGGATGACATCATGGCACGGGCAAAAACGGAACCGGAGGAAGGCGAGGGGAATACGGACGGGGAAGAAAAGAAATCCCCTTCTGCCCACAGCTCCATGCTGTTTTCCCGCAGGGCGGCGGACAACGCCCTGCTGAATAAAGTGATTGCCAAATACGGGGAGAAAAAGCCGAAGGCGGGCGTCGGGGAGCAGGCAAGAATCCCTGCACCAGAAGGGAAAAACGAACCGGAAACAGAAACCGGCCGTTCCGTGGACGCACTCATGGAGCGGCTTAACTTATTAAAGCGATGAGAAGGAGGATTCCATTATGACGATTCTTGAACTGCGTGAGAAACGCGCGAAGGCATGGGAGGCGGCAAAGGCGTTTTTAGATTCCCACAGGAAGGAGAACGGCACCCTTTCCGCAGAGGATGACGCCGCATACACAAGGATGGAGCAGGAGATCACAGACCTTGGGAAGGAGATCGCAAGGCTGGAGCGGCAGGAGGCGCTTGAAGCGGAACTGGACCGCCCGGTGAACAAGCCCCTCACGGGGAAGCCGGGCGGAAAGGCAGGGGCAGACGGCACGGAGGATAAGACCGGGCGCGCGTCTGATGACTACCGGAAGAATTTCTGGAATGTGATGCGCTCCAAGGCGCCGATGCCGGAAGTCACCAATGCCCTGCAGGTCGGCACGGATTCCGAGGGCGGCTACCTGGTGCCGGATGAGTATGAGAGGACGCTGGTGGAGGCGCTGGAGGAGGAGAACATCTTCCGCCAGATGGCGAAGGTCATCAAGACCTCCAGCGGCGACCGCAAGATCCCGGTGGTGGCAAGCAAAGGCACGGCGTCCTGGATTGACGAGGAGGGTGCAATCCCGGAAAGCGACGATGCCTTTGGGCAGGTCTCCATCGGGGCATATAAGCTGGGGACGATGATCAAGGTTTCCGAGGAGCTGTTAAACGACAGCGTGTTTGACCTGCAGTCCTATATCTCCCGCGAGTTTGCCCGCAGGATCGGGGCGAGGGAAGAGGAGGCGTTCTTCACGGGGGACGGCAAGGGCAAGCCCCTGGGCGTGCTTGCGGCAACAGGCGGCGCGGAAACGGGCGCGACCGCCGCATCCGCCACGGCCGTGACGGCGGATGAGATGATGGATTTATTCTATTCGCTGAAAGCCCCGTACCGCAGGAAGTCCGTGTGGGTGTTAAATGATTCCACCATCAAGGCCATCCGAAAGCTGAAGGACAATAACGGGCAGTACCTGTGGCAGCCGTCCCTGACAGCCGGGACGCCGGACATGATCTTAGGCCGCCCCATCAAGACCTCGGCGTATATGCCGGCCATGGCCGCGGGCGCAAAGACCATCGCCTTCGGTGATTTCAGCTACTATTGGATTGCCGACCGGCAGGGGCGCAGCTTCAAGCGCCTGAACGAGCTGTTCGCGGCGACCGGGCAGGTGGGCTTCCTCGCCACGCAGCGTGTGGACGGCAAGCTGATCCTTGCGGAAGCGGTGAAGGTGCTGGTGCAGAAAGCGGCATCCGGCTCATAAAAAATACAGATTTTGATGGAAGGCGGTGGCGGCATGGTGGTGACGCTTAACGAGATGAAGAATTACCTCCGTGTGGACTATGACGAGGACGACGCCCTGATTGAAAGCATCATCGGGGCGTCGGAACGCCTCTGCATGGACGTGGCACGGATGGATTCAATGGAAGAGTTTTCTGCTGTGGAGAACGCAAAAGTCTCCGTGCTGTATGCGGCGGCCTACCTTTACGAACACCGGGAGGAGGCAGACCACCGCGCCCTCACGCTCACCCTGCGGGCTTTGCTCTCCGGGGCAAGGAAGGAGGCGTTCTGATGGATGTGGCGGCAATGAACGTGCGGATTATGTTCCAGAAAAATGAAACGGTGTCCGATGCCATCGGGAACAATGAAAATGTGTGGACGGATTATTATTCCTGCCATGCCACCGTCAGCGATTCCCTGGGGAAGTCCTCTGTGGAATCGGAGGCGGCGGGGCAGACCGTGGCGCACCCGGACATCAGCTTCACGGTGCGTTTCTGCAGGAAGTTGAAGGCCGTGGACACCACAGGTTTCCGTATTTTGTGGGACGGCGGCATTTACGACATTCTGAAGGTAGACCATCTGAACAACAAGAAACGGGCATTGAAATTCAAATGTGAGAAAGCGGGGCGGTGATGATGTCAGACAGGGTAAGGATTGACCAGCTTGCGGCCGCGGTGATGGAAGGGCTGACGGAGTATGCGGATCTTGCGGCGGATGAGCTGAAAAAGGCGGTGAAGAAAGCGGGGAATTCCGTGAAAAAGGATATCCAGGCGGGCGCACCGAAGGACACGGGCGCCTATGCGAAAAGCTGGTGTGTGAAGAACGTGAAGGAGACTTCCAACTCCATCGAGCTGGTGGTGCATTCCCGGAACCGCTACCAGCTCTCGCACCTTCTGGAGTTCGGCCATGCGAAGCGGGGCGGCGGGCGCGTTCCCGGAAGGACGCACATTGCGCCTGCGGAGGAACGGGCGGAACGGACGCTGGAGCAGGAGATTGAAAAGGCATTAAGGGGGTGAGGTTATTTTGGAAGGGCTTGTAAAAATGATCGCGGAGATGGGGCTGCCTTTCGCCTATGACCATTTCGCGGAGGGGGAGTCGCCGGAGCCGCCGTTTTTGTGCTACCTCCTGCCGGGGAGCGATAACTTTGCGGCGGACGGGAAGGTGTACCACAAGGGCGCAAGCGTGCATCTGGAAATTTACACGGATAAGAAAGACCCGGAGCTGGAGGAGCAGGTGGAGGATGTGCTGGATGCGTATGAGGTTTTTTATAATAAATCGGAAACGTGGATCAGCAGCGAGCGGCTCTACGAAGTTCTGTATATTTTTGGATGGGAGGCATGACAGATGGCAAATAACAGCAAAAAGAACAAAGTGAAATACAACCTTAAAAATACGCATTATGCGATGCTCAATATTTCGGAGGACGGGGCGGTTTCCTACGGCACGCCCGTCCCGATGCCGGGCTCAGTGTCCATCTCACTGGACGCCAATGGCGAGCCAGAGAATTTCTATGCGGACGGGACGGCTTATTATGTCATCAACAATAACATGGGCTATGACGGCGACCTGGAGCTTGCCATGATCCCGGAGTCATTCCGCAGGGATGCTTTAAGGGAGGAGCTGGACAGCAAGGGCGTGCTGATCGAGAACGCCTCGGCGGAGCTTGCGGCGTTTGCGCTGCTCTTTGAGTTTGACGGCGACCAGCGGCACATCCGGCACGTCCTTTACAACTGTTCTGCGTCCCGCCCCGGCATTGAGGGAAAGACCAATGAGGAGAGCCGGGAGGTGCAGACGGAGACGCTGACCGTCAAGGCCACGCCGCTGGCGGACGGGATGGTGAAGGCGAAGACCGGGGACTCCACGGATGAGACGGTCTATAAGGACTGGTACAAGGCGGTGTATATGCCCACGGCATCAGATGAAGGAGGGGAGGAAAGCGTATGAGCATGACGAGGAAGATCGAGATTGACGGGAAGGAAGTGCCGTTCCGGGCATCGGCGGCTGTGCCGCGCATCTACCGGATCAAGTTCCACCGGGATATTTATAAAGACCTGAGCGCGCTGGAAAAGAGCATTGGGAATAGCGATGAGGAGAATTCCAGCCTGGATTTGTTTTCTTTGGAGCTGTTCGAGAACATCGCTTTTATCATGGCGAAGCACGCCGACCCTTCCATCCCGGACACGCCGGAGGAATGGCTGGACGGCTTCGGCACGTTCTCCATCTACCAGGTGCTGCCGCAGCTCATCGAACTGTGGGGGCTGAACGTGAGGACCGATGTGGAGGCTAAAAAAAACTTCGCGCAACTGACCGCCCGATGACCACGCCGCTGTTCCTGCTGCGGTGTGTGCAGCTCGGCATCTCCATCCGGGATCTGGACCTGCTGACCATCGGCATGATCAACGATATGTATGCGGAGAGCAGCAATGACAGCGCCGACTATTCCATCATCGCGGGGCAGGACGAATTTGACTTATTTTAACCGGAAAATATGTGTATGCGGGACTGGCGGCGGTATTCCAGTCCCCTTTTACGCCTGGGCAGCCGGGCTTTTTTTGTGCCGTTAAGGGGGTGTTGGTGTGGCGGCAAACAGGATAAAAGGGATTACGGTAGAAATCGGCGGCGACACCACGAAGCTCCAGACGGCCCTAAAAGGCGTGAACACGGAGATACGGAACACGCAGTCGCAGCTTAAGGACGTGGAGAAGCTGCTGAAGCTCGACCCCGGCAACACGGAGCTGATGGCGCAGAAGCACCGGCTCCTTGGGGATGCGGTCAGGGAAACGAAGGAGAAGCTGGAAACGCTGAAAACGGTGGCGGAGCAGGCGAACACGGCCCTTGCCAATGGGGAAATCTCACAGAGCCAGTACGACGCCCTCCAGCGGGAGATCATAGAAACCGAAAACAACCTGCGCGACCTGGAGCGGCAGGCGGGGCAGTCTGCCGTGGCTTTACAAAAGATTGCCGCCACGGGGGAGAAGTTAAAGACCGTGGGTTCCGCCATTGAGGGCGTGGGGCAGAAGCTGATGCCCGTCACTGCGGCGGTGGGCGGGCTTGGCGTGGCTGCCGTGAAGGTGGCATCCGACTTCGACTCCGCCATGAGCCAGGTGGCGGCCGTGTCCGGGGCGACAGGGAAAGACCTGGAAGCCCTGCGTGACAAGGCAAGGGAGATGGGCAGCAAGACCAAGTTCTCCGCTTCGGAAGCCGCTGAAGCGATGAACTACATGTCCATGGCGGGCTGGAAGACGAACGATATGCTCTCCGGCATCGAGGGCATCATGAACCTTGCCGCAGCCTCCGGGGAGGACCTTGCCATGACTTCCGATATCGTGACAGACGCGCTGACCGCCCTGGGGCTGTCGGCGGAGGATTCCGGGCATTTTGCGGATATCCTTGCGGCGGCAAGCTCGAACGCCAACACGAACGTCAGCATGATGGGTGAGACGTTCAAATACTGTGCGCCCGTGGCGGGTGCGCTCGGCTTTTCCGCAGAGGATACAGCGGAAGCCATCGGCCTGATGGCGAACGCGGGCATCAAGTCCTCCCAGGCAGGCACGGCCATGCGCTCCATGATGACGAACCTCACCGGGGAAGTGAAGTTTGTCGGGGACGCTTTCGGCGAACTGACCATCCAGACCACGAACACGGACGGCAGCATGAGGAGCCTTGGGGACATCCTGGCAGACTGCCGTGCGGCATTTTCGCAGATGTCCGAGTCGGAGAAGGCCGCCAATGCGGAGGCTCTGGTCGGGAAGAACGCCATGTCCGGCTTCCTTGCGGTGATGAACGCCGCTCCGGGGGACATTGAAAAGCTGAACAGCGCCATCAACAACTGCGACGGCACGGCGGAGAAGATGGCGGCCACCATGCAGGATAACCTTGCGGGGCAGCTTACGATTTTAAAGAGCCAGCTTGAGGAGCTTGCCATCTCCATCGGGGAAATCCTGATGCCCTACATCCGGCAGATCGTGGGGTGGATTCAGGGGCTTGTGGACTGGCTGAACAGCCTGGACGAAGGCACGAAGAAGATCATCGTTACGGTGGCCCTTGTGGCTGCGGTGCTCGGCCCTGTCCTAATCGTCATCGGAAAAGTGGTCGGAGCAGTCGGAACAATTATGACCGTGGTGCCGCAGATTGCCAGCGCCATTTCCGGGGTGATCGCTTTTGTGTCCGGGACGGTGATCCCGGCGGTCTCCGCCGTGGTGGCGGCTATCGGGTGGGTGCCTTTGGCGATTGCGGCAGTGGTGGCGATCCTCGTAGTGCTGTATAACAAATGCGAATGGTTCCGGGAGGCGGTGAATGCCATCTGGACGCAGATCAAGGAATTTTTTGTTTCTGCCTGGGAAGTCATCTGCTCGTTTTTCACGGAAACCATACCCAATGCCTGGAATTCCCTTGTGTCGTTCTTCCAAGGAATCCCGGCGTGGTGGAGCGGGCTGTGGCAGTCCGTGGGCGATTTTTTCAGCAACATCTGGACGAATATGATAAACAATCCCGTGCTTACGGGCATTGTGGACATGATACGCTCCCTTTGGGAGAACCTCTCCACGACGCTGCAGGGCATCTGGAATGGAATAAAGACAGCGGCTTCCGGGGCATGGGAGCTGATAAAGAACGTGGTGCTTGGGCCGGTGCTTCTGCTCATCGACCTGGTGACCGGGAACTTCACAAAGCTGAAGGAGGATGCCGCCAACATCTGGAACAACATCAAGAATGCGGCGTCCAATATCTGGAACGGCATCAGGCAGGTGGTCGGCTCGCTGGCGCAGGGGCTTGCGAACCACGTCTCCATCCTGCTTACCGGGCTGAAAACTACGATTGCCAATATCTGGACGGCGATCAAGAATACAGCTTCGTCCGCCTGGAACGGGCTGAAAAACTTAGTGTCATCCATTGCGTCCAATCTGAAACAGGCGGCAGTCAACGCTTTCAAAAGCATGGTGTCCGGGATACGCTCTGCGCTTTCCACCCTGGGGAGCGTGGTGCAGTCCGGGTTCCAGTCCGCCATCAGCTTCATCACCTCGCTGCCGGGGAAGGCGCTGGAATGGGGGAAGGACTTCATCAACGGAATCGCGGACGGCATCCGCAGCGCCATCGGCAACGTGGTAAATGCGGTGTCGGATGTAGCGGACAAGATACGCTCCTTCCTGCACTTCTCCGTGCCGGACGAGGGGCCGCTGACGGATTACGAGAGCTGGATGCCGGACTTCATGTCCGGGCTGGCAAAGGGCATCGAAAAGAGCCGGGGCATGGTGAAGAAGGCCGTGTCCGGGGTGGCGTCCGACTTAATGCTCCAGCCGCAGGCGGCTGTCCAGGGGATGCAGGGCGGCAGGGATTCCTCCGGGGATCCTTCCGTGGGCGAGCTGCTCGGAGGGCTTAGGGAGATGCTTTCCGGCCTGCAGGAGATGGCGGGCGGCGGGACCATCTGCATCCCCGTGTATGTGGGCGGGACGCTGCTGGATGAAGTGGTGGTGGACGCGCAGGCAAGGCAGAACTTAAGGTCGGGAGGGAGGTAAGGCGGCATGGCATATATACAGTATTTAACCATTGACGGGATGCCGCTGCCCCTGCCGGACTCCTACGAGGTGCAGATGGCGGACGTGGAAGCGGATTCCGGCGGCGAGACGGAGGCCGGGACCACGCAGAGGGACGTGGTGAGGATGGGCGTGGTCTCCATCCCCGCCGCTTTCTCCGTTTCCCCGAAGTGGCTGAAACTGCTGACAGGGTTTAAACAGAAAGAGAAGCTGACTGTGGATTATTTTGACGCGGAGACGCTGGAGATAAAGCGGACGGAAATGTTCATCAGCGGCTATAAGGCAAGCCTCGTGAAAGACACGTCCTATAAGGGATTGTGGAAGGTGTCGTTCACGCTGAAAGAATTATAAGAATGCAGGGAAAGCATGGCGGGAGGAGGTGGCATCCGGATGTATCCGGTGAGCGAGGCGTTCCTGCAGGCAGTGCAGGAGAACACACGGAATTATTACTGGACGGGGCAGATCACGACAAAGGGCGGCGCTGTGTATCCGTTCGTTTACGGAGATATCGTGAAGGGCAGCGGGTACATCACGGCACAGTGCTGCGGCAGCGCGGAGATCGAATTAGGCACGGTGTATGCCGCAGAGGTGGGGATCACCCTGTTTTCACAGATCGACCGCTACACGCTGGAAGGGGCGGAGGTGCGGCTTTCCTACCATTTGCGGCTTGCGGACGGGAGCTTCGAGGAAGTGCCGATGGGCATCTTCGAGGTCAGCGAGGCGAACCGGACGGCGCACTGCCTGGAGCTGAAAGCCTACGACTATATGCTCCGCTTTGAGAAAAGTTTCAACGGTTTTGAGACTGTGGGCAATGCCTACGCCTTTTTGGATCTATGCTGCAAAGCCTGTGCCGTGGAGCTGGCGCATACGCAGGCAGAGATTGAGGGGATGCCCAACGGCACGGAGCTGCTCTCCATCTACCCGGAGAATGACATTGAGACGTACCGTGATGTGCTGTACTTCGTGGGGCAGGTGCTTGGCGGCTTTTTCTGCATCAGCCGGGAGGGGAAGCTGGAACTGCGGAAGTACGGGAGGTCGCCGGTGATGGAGGTAAAGAGCAGGCACCGCTTCACCAGCAGCTTTTCCGACTTCATCACCCGGTACACGGCGGTCAGCTCCACGAACCTGCGCACACAGACGGCGGAGTATTACGCCCTGGAGCCGGACGACGGGCTGACCATGAACCTGGCGGTGAACCCGCTCCTGCAGTTTGGGCTGGAGGAAACGCGGGGGCAGCTCTGCCGGAACATTTTAAATGACCTGGCGGTGGTCAGTTATGTGCCTTTCGATTCCAGCACCATCGGCAACCCGGCGCTGGATCTGGGGGACGTGCTGACCTTCACGGGCGGGCAGGCGGACGGGAGCCAGACCGCCTGCATCACTTCCTCCAACTGCAGGATTGGCGGCAAACACACGCTGAAATGCGTGGGGAAGAACCCAAGGCTGGCGCAGGCGAAATCGAAGAACGACAAGAACATCTCCGGCCTCCTAAACCAGATTGAGGCGGGGAGGATAGGGATACACACCTTTACCAACGCCTCCGCCTATACGGTGGCGGAGACCAATGTGCGGATCATCAGCATTGAGTTCGCGGCGAAGGAGGAGACCCATGTGCAGTTTTTCGGGCAGGTGCTGGTGGATGTGTCCGCAGGGCAGGTGAGCCGTTCTGCCAGTGCGAAAGGGAGCATCGTGGTCCCGTTCCCGGCAGGGGGCGGCGGGGATACAGGAACAGGCGCGGATGCCGGAACAGATACCGGGGATGGCAGCGGCGGCCAGGGGGCAGATACAGAAAGCGTCACGGTGGACGTGGAGCTTCCGGTCACATGGACGGAAGACGGGAAGGCAGTGGCGTATATCACTTATGAATTCAACGATTCCGAGATCCTCATCCATTACCCGGTGGAGACCTGGGGGAGCGGGAAGCACATCCTTTCCCTGTACTATCCGATTGACGGGCTTGTGCCGAACATCACGAACACCTTCAGCGTCCACCTGCGGATGGAAGGAGGGACGGCAGCCATCGATACGGGCGGGTGCATCGCCTCCATCAGCGGCCAAGGCATGGCTGCGGGCGCGGCGTGGGACGGCACCATCACGGTAGAGGAATATGTGCAGCCGTTCGCGGTCGGGGGCGGCCTGCAGGCGAAGGCGTTCTCCGGGGAGATGGGATTTGAGACAATGGAGCTGGTAAAGAAGTATTATTCGGACAGCATCGGGAAGGCGGGCATCGGCGCATTCGGGAAGCCCGTGGAGCTGCCGCAGGAAGGAGAGGGGACAGGATGAAGCTGAAAGGGACGATGGTACTGGAACTTACGGATGAAACCACGGGGGCAGTGGAAACAGTCACGGAAGAGAACATGGTGACGGAGGCGGTGAACGACATCCTGGGCATGAACCCCATGGGCGTGTTCTATTCCGAGAAGGACCTGGCGGATGTCTTTAGCTGGAACGGGGCGATGCTCCCCATCTGCCCGAACATGGTCGGGGGCATCCTGCTCTTCCCCAAAACGCTGGAAGAAGACGCGGCACACATTTATGAGATGTCGGATAACCTCCCGGTGGCCTATGCCTCCAATAACGTGAACACTACGGCGAACACGGCCAGGGGCAGCATGAACCAGACGGAGAGCAAGGCGTTAGAAAACGGCTATAAATTTGTATGGGAGTTCACGCCCAGCCAGGGGAACGGGACCATCGCGGCGGTGGCGCTGACCAGCGCCCAGGGCGGGCAGAACGCCTACGGGAGCCTGGTGGGGGACGCCAGCACGTTCCTCAAGATAAAAAAACTGGATATTGGCGACCTTGGGAAAGCGAAACAGGCGGTGCTGTTCGAGGCGGCGGAGGTGGATTTTGGGAATGACCTGCTGTATTCCATCACCTTTGCGGATTCGAGCGTGCGGATACGGAAAGTCCGCATCCCCATCTTCACCATCGGGCTGAATGAGAAGCTGGACGATTCCACATACACGGTGCTGGAAGACCACGCCGTGCCGGCGGAGACCTTCCTGTTCCTGGGCAGCTACACGAAGTACGGGGAATTCCTGGACGGGAAGGACGGGTACTGGTACGGCTTCTCCAACCAGGGGAATTCCTCCGGGAACGCAAAGATGCTGTGGGTAAAGATATCCAAGGCGGACTATTCCATGACGGAGGGGGAGTGGACGCTGTCCAACGCAAAGCTGATGACGGTCGGGGAGCGGGACATGGACGACAGCTACCCGAAGAGGGTGTGCCGGTGCTGTATACGGAATGGATACCTGTATGTCCCTGCGTATGACAAAAAGGGCATCTATAAGATAAACGTGGCGAATTCCGCAGACGTGACGCTGGTCGCCTTCGGCTTCACATCCAAGATGAAGCCGCTGTGCGAGTCCGCGACCTGCGAGCTGTACCTTACGCTGATCGGCGACCTCATCATCGGCGGGGACTTCCAGGTCACGGCAGGCGACACGGTCATCCATACCCAGGGCAGCGCGAGGCTCGGCAGCGCGGCAACGCCGCTGTTCCAGCACAAGCAGTTCCTTGTGGGGTGGGGAGGCAGCTATGGGAATGAGTACCGCCATATGTACCTGCTGACGCCGTACCTTGCCACCATCAACAACCTGTCCTCGGCGGTGGTGAAGGACGCCAACAAGACCATGAAGATCACCTACACGCTGACGGAGGAGGCGTGACGGACAGCTTTACGGCAGGGGGATGCGTTTCCCCTGCCGTGATAAAAGGGTGGTGTGTGCCGGGAACCCCGGCGTGCGGCGTTTCTTTAGTTCCGGGAGTCCGGTCCAGATGCGGCGTATCTTGTGGACGGTTCCGCGACCATGGAGAGGGATGCGGCTTCGGCTTCAATGCCGCGCTTCATCTGCTCAAGCTGCGCGATCCTTTTTTCAAGCTCCGCCTGTGCCTCCCGCTGCTCCTTTGCCGCCAGCTCTTCGGCTGTGAGGGTGCGGATGTGGATGGAGCCCTCCTCGTATTCCACGATGAGCGGGGCACCGATGGAAAAGCCGAGGGCTTCCAGCCAGTGGCCTTCCATCTGTATCTTCGGGACTGCGGTGCATGGGCCGGTGCCGGTATGCAGGGTGCCGCCGCTCTGGTAGTGGCGGTAGGTGTAAACGACTTTGATGTTCTTTGTCTTCATAGGGTGTCCTCCTTGGATTTTTATTTTCCCCTGCCGCCGCCCGTTTTCCGGGCAGGCGGGGCTTCGGGTAGTGTTATTAATCACTCTGAAGCCGTGAAATAGCAAGGGAAACGGGAGGCATAAATGTGACAAAGATTCCCACAGATACTTGTGTAAACGACACAAATAAATGTTCCACGGAAACTGGCGGATGCCCATTGCGGACACCCGCTTTTTTCATACAAAAAATCATTTAAAGGAGGGTTTCAACATGAAGGAATTCTGGAACACGATCCAACTCATCTTTACGGCCATCGGGGGATGGCTCGGCTGGTTCCTGGGCGGCTGTGACGGCCTGCTGTACGCGCTCGTCGTTTTTGTCGTGGTGGACTATATCACGGGCGTGATGTGTGCCGCAGCGGATAAGAAACTGTCCAGCGAGGTGGGCTTTAGGGGCATCGCAAAGAAGGTGCTGGTCTTCCTGCTGGTGGGGATCGCCAACATCCTCGATGTGCAGGTCATCGGGAGCGGCTCCGTGCTGCGGACGGCAATCATCTTTTTCTATATCTCCAATGAGGGCGTGAGCCTCCTGGAGAACGCCGGACACTTGGGGCTTCCCATCCCGGAAAAGCTGAAGGACATCCTGGCGCAGCTCCATGAGAAAGCGGAGAACGGGAAGGGGGACGAGTGAGGATGAAACTTGTGGAAAGCATCCTGACAAGGAACCCCTGCTACACGGCAGGGCGGAAGATCACGGTCAAGGGGCTGATGCTCCATTCCGTGGGCTGCCCGCAGCCGAAGGCGTCCGCCTTCATCAGTTCGTGGAACAGCCCGTCATACGGCAGTTCCTGCGTCCACGGATTTATTGACGGAAACGACGGGACGGTGTACCAGACGCTCCCCTGGAACCACAGGGGATGGCACTGCGGGAGCGGGAGCAAAGGGAGCGGGAACAATACCCATATCGGGGTGGAGATGTGCGAGCCTGCGTGTATCAAATACACGGCAGGCTCCAACTTTACCTGTTCCAATCTGACAGAGGCAAAAGCGGTGGCAGAGAGAACCTATAAGGCGGCGGTGGGGCTGTTCGCAATGCTCTGCAAGAAATACGGCCTGGACCCGCTGGCGGACGGTGTGGTCATCAGCCACAGGGAAGGCCACAGCCGGGGCATTGCCAGCAACCACGGCGACCCGGAGCATCTGTGGACGCAGCTTGGGATGGGGTACACCATGGACGGATTCCGTAAAGCGGTCAAGGCGGCAATGGGCGGCGCATCCTCCGGAACGGACGGATACACAAAGATTATGGGGAATGCCGTGGCGACTGCGGAGCAGATGAAGGCATATCTCAAGGCGAAGAACCCGAAAGTGCCGCAGTCCGTCCTCGATATGGTTCCGCTGTATCTTTCGGAGGGCAAGGCAGAGGGCGTGAGGGGCGACATTGCCTTTGCGCAGTCCTGCCTTGAGACAGGGAACTTCACCTTTTTCGGCTCTGCGATCACGCTTTCCCAGAACAATTTCTGCGGCATGGGCGTGACTTCCAATGGTGTGAAGGGGAATTCCTTCGGCACGCCGCAGCTTGGCATCCGGGCGCAGGTGCAGCACCTGAAAGCCTACGCCTCCACGGATGCGCTGAAGAACGCCTGCATTGACCCGCGTTTCAAGTATGTCACGAGGGGCTGTGCGGAATATGTGGAGTGGCTTGGGCAGAAGGAGAACCCGCATGGGAAAGGATGGGCGGCAGGAGCCAGCTATGGGGAGAAGATCCTCGCCATCCTGAAAGGCATCCTTGGAATGGCTGGCGGTGTATCTTCCGGCTCTGTAGGAGATGAGGGATGGTACCGCGTCCGGAAGTCGTGGGCAGACGCTTCCTCGCAGAAAGGGGCGTTCAAGTCGCTGGAGAACGCAAAGAAATGCGCGGATGATAATCCGGGGCATTCCGTGTTTGACAGGAACGGCAGCAAAATCTATCCTGCGGACCCATCCGCAAAGAAGTCTGTTGATGCCATTGCCCACGAGGTAATTCAGGGCAAGTGGGGCAACGGAGCGGAACGTAAGCAGAGGCTGACTGCCGTAGGTTACGATTATTCGACAGTGCAGAAAAGAGTAAATGAATTATTGAAATAAATCTTATGAGCCGCAGGTATTTGGATAGATTCCAAATGCCTGCGGCTCTTTTTCGTTGAACAGCGCTTCGGATTCTGCCGTATTCTTTTGCCTATAGACACATCAAGAGCGTGGAGGTGCCTATGATGACGGCAGAACAAAAATCAGATGTTATTTCGCTGCGTTCCGAGGGACTCACATATTCGGAAATAGCAGACCGATTGGAACTTTCCATAAATACGGTCAAATCTTTTTATAGGCGGTGCAAGGATACTTCCAGGGAAACCGTTTCGTCATACTGCAAATGCTGCGGAAAGCCTATCGTACAGCCGGCAGGGGCGAGGGAAAAGAAATTCTGCTCTGATGTGTGCAGGATGAAATGGTGGAACAGCCATAGGGAAGCCGTCAACAAAAAGGCGGTCTACAGTTACAAATGTGAGTGCTGCGGCAGGCAGTTTCAAGCCTATGGAAGCAAAAACCGCAAATATTGCGGACGCGTCTGTTATATCAGGCACAGGTTTGGAGATGGCGATGAGTAAGGAAGAATTCAGAAATGAAAAGCTGTACCAGACCACCATGCACCTTGCCCGGAAAATGCTCTCCGATGGGCTTATATCGGAGGATGAGTATCGTCAGATTGATACAATTTTCCTTGAGAAATACCGTCCAACTTTGGGTACATTATTTTCCGAATCCGCTTGCTATTTGGGGCGAAAAGAGTGATGTATAGCAGCGGAAGGAAGTGATTTTATGGCGAAAATAACAAAGGTCGAGCAGACACTGCCGACCATAAAAGAAAAGAAAAAAGTCGCCGCCTATGCCCGTGTTTCAATGGAATCAGAGCGCATGAACCATTCCCTTTCCGCACAGATCAGCTACTACAGTTCCCTGATACAGAAAAATCCTGACTGGCAGTACGCGGGCGTGTTTGCGGATGATGGAGTTTCCGGTACGGGGACGGCCAAGCGAAGCGAATTCCGGCGGATGATTGAAACCGCTGAAAACGGCGAAATTGATATCATCCTCACAAAGTCGATTCAGCGGTTTGCAAGAAACACGGTAGATTTGCTGGAAACGGTGCGGCACTTAAAGGACATTGGTGTGGAAGTACGTTTCGAGAAGGAGCATATCAATTCCATGAGCGGTGACGGCGAACTGATGCTCACTATCCTTGCATCCTTTGCGCAGGAAGAGAGCCGTAGCATTTCTGAAAATGTGAAGTGGGGAACAAGAAAACGCTTTGAAAAGGGCATACCGAATGGGAAATTCCGCGTCTATGGATACCGCTGGGAAGGTGACGAGCTGGTCATCGTGCCGGAGGAAGCGAAGATTGTGAGACGGATTTTCCAGAATTTCCTGGACGGTAAGTCGAGACTGGAAACAGAGCGGGAATTTGCAGCCGAGGGCATCACCACGAGGGAGGGATGCCGCTGGGTGGATTCCAACATCAAGGTGGTGCTGACGAACATCACATACACGGGAAACCTTCTCCTGCAGAAAGAGTTCATTGCTGATCCCATTTCCAAACAGCGGAAAAAGAACCACGGCGAGCTTCCCCAGTATTATGTGGAGGACACGCATCCCGCCATCATTGACAAGGCGACATTCGATTATGTCCAGTCCGAGATTGCGAGACGGAAAGAATTAGGTTGCTTTGCGAACAAGGCTCTGAACCTTTCATGTTTCTCCACGAAAATCAAATGCGGGAACTGCGGACGGAGTTATGTCCGCTCTGCCAGAAAGCGCGGCAAGTATGTCCTCTGGATCTGCGGCTCGAAAAAAGGCAGGCGCAAGTTAAGCTGCGGTGCAAAGGACGTGCCGGAGGAGCAGCTAAAGCGTATCTGCTGTGATGTGCTGGGGCTTGATGAATTCGATGCCAACATCTTTTCGGAGCGGATTGAACAAGTCAGAATTATTGGCACGGACACGATGGAGTTCCATTTTTACGATGGAAGCTCCATTGAAACGAAATGGAAAACCACAGCGAAACGAGATATGTGGACACCTGAGAGAAAAGCACTCTGGAGCGAATATAATTATGCTGGCGGCAGGAACGGCACGGGCATGGGCTTCAATGAGTATGTGAAACGGAAGGAGGGGAAGATGCATGACACAAAGAAAAGTGACGACAATTCCGCCAACGATCAGCCGCTACACAGCGGCACCAATTAACAGCACAAAGAAACGGCGTGTCGCCGGATATGCCCGTGTCTCGACTGACCATGAGGAACAGACCACAAGCTATGAGGCACAGGTCGATTACTACACGAATTACATCAAGAGCCGGGACGATTGGGAGTTTGTAGCCATATATACGGACGAAGGTATCTCTGCGACGAACACCAAAAAACGCGAGGGATTTAAAGCAATGATCGCCGATGCCCTTGCCGGGAAAATCGACCTTATCATCACCAAGAGCGTCTCCCGTTTCGCAAGGAACACGGTGGACAGCCTGACCACCATCCGGCAGCTGAAGGAGCATAACGTCGAGTGCTATTTTGAAAAGGAAAATATCTGGACATTTGACTCCAAGGGTGAACTGCTTATCACCATCATGTCGAGCCTTGCACAGGAAGAGAGCCGCTCCATTTCCGAGAATGTCACATGGGGACAGCGCAAGCGCATGGCGGACGGCAAGGTCAGCTTTGCCTACAGCCGCTTCATGGGACTGGATATGGACAAAGAGACAGGAAAGATTGTGGTCAATCCTGAACAGGCGGAAGTGGTGAGGCTGATTTTCCGACTGTTCCTTGAAGGCATGACGCCGCATTCCATCGCTGCGGAACTTACGCACCGGGGCATCAAAACGCCCGGCGGCAAGGACGTGTGGAACCAGCAGACGGTTCGCAGGATGCTCTCGAACGAGAAATACAAAGGCGATGCGCTCCTGCAGAAGGAATTCACGGTAGACTTCCTGCAGAAGAAAATGAAGAAGAATGAGGGTGAGGTGCCGCAGTACTATGTGGAAGGAAACCACGAAGCCATAATCAGTCCCGCTGTATTCGATATGGTGCAGGCGGAGCTTGCGAGACGAAGCAAAGGCGGCACACGCTACAGCGGCGTGAGTATTTTCTCCAACAAGATAAAATGCGCCGACTGCGGCGGGTGGTTCGGCTCGAAGGTCTGGCATTCCACAGACCGGTACCGCAAGGTCATCTACCGCTGCAACCGCAAGTACAATGGCGAGAAATGCGGGACTCCCCACGTCACGGAGGACGAGGTCAAGGCGGCGTTCGTGTCGGCTTACAACCAGCTGGTGACCGAGAAGAAAGAGATCATCGCCAATGCGGAGATTATCCGCAGGACGCTCTGCGCTACCGACTCCCTGCGGGAAGAAAGGCAGAAGCTGGAGGACGAGATGTTGGTACTGGTGGAGATGACGAAGAGCATCGTAGCAGAAAACGCCCGCATCGCGCAGGACCAGGACGAGTACCAGAATCGATACGATGGACTGGTTCAGAGGTATGAAACGGCAAAGACGCGGTACGATGAGGTGGCAGCCGCCATCTCCGCCAAGGAAGCGCAGAGCGAAAGGCTGGTGGACTTTATCAGGATGCTGAAAAAGCAGGACGGCTCCATCGCAGAATTTGACGAACGGCTCTGGGGCTGCATGGTGGACTTCGTGACGGTCGGCAGGAAAAAGGAAATCACGGTCACCTTCCGCGATGGGACGGAGATTCAGGCATAACAGAATAATGGCGAAACTGGCATTCGGCTTCGGCCGGGTGTCTTTTTTCTCCGATGGATTGAAAATGTGGAAATAAAGTGATACAATAAATTGTACGGATAGGATAATTTATTTCAAAGGACATGGACAGGTGAGGGGCAATGCTGAAAAACAACATAGAAGTCGATGTAAAGGTCAAATGCATAGAAGCGGAAACTACACAGGCAAAACTCGCCGAAGATATCGGTACCACGCCGTCTTATGTGAATCGGCTGATTAAGAAAAGCGAAAAAATTGTAAATAAGACGTTCATACAGATGCTTGAATCCTTGGGGTATGATGTCGAATTGACTTATGTGAAGAAAGAATAATCCGAAAGGAGCAGCTTGTTCATGGGTGAGAAAGTATATAAACCTATAGTGAAAGATGGAGATCATCTTATTCGCTCCAAGGATAATCCTGATCGCGTGAGGGGATTGACACGGGATGAAAATAACCAAAACCCTGATATTATTGAATGGGAAGAATACGATATTGATGATTTAATAAACGATGATTATGAACCATACCCTTATGAGGAGCGCCGTGTTCGGCTTACACCGGAGCAGGAGGAATTTGCCCAGCAAGTTGGCGAAGCCTTGGGAGCGGCTATTGTTGCAGGAGGTATTTTCCTGTTCCGAAATGTTGTTTCTCCATGGTGGAAGAACACAGCATGGCCTTGGATTAAAGAAAAAGGACACAGAATAAAAAGCAAGGTTGGTGGGAAAACAGAGCAGAAATCTTCCTTTACCACAAAAACTGCAATAATGGAGAAAACCAAACCTGACAGGCGACTTGAAGAAGTTTCAACACAAATCGATAAGGCTTTTGAGCAGCTCTATTTTGATATGGATGAAAATGAAGCCAAAACGCACATGATGCGTTTGGTTTACCATATGCTCGGAGTAGTTAATGAAATCCGTATTATCAGTAATGCCCGCATTCGTAAGGACTGCGAATCGGAAGAAGGGTATATTGAACGTCAGAAAGAGGCTGAGAAATTTCTTTCAAGGAAAGTGGCTTTTGAACTTGACCAGTTACTCTCAAACGAGAATCTACGACTGGATTTAAACACTTCCAGAGAATTATTTTCATTGACTGGCGGAGGTGTTCGTCTCAATGGTGAGTATGTTCCCGTACAAGCTATTAAGATAGATGAAGTGTTAAAAGCTATCACAATTTCGGAATAAGAAAAGTGTAATTGATTTTATAAAAAGGTGATTTATATGAGAGGCAATGTTAAAGTAATAAAATTCACTGCGTTTGTGTCAATCTTGTTTTTGGCACTAACTTATTTTACTACGGTAAACATGGAAACACATATGCTTGAGTTAAATACGATATGGTTTTCAAATGATTTCGTCCTTACAATATTTGGAGGAGCTTTTGCAAGTATGCTAGTTGTTTTGATTTGCGAGGTGCAAAAATATATCACAGCAAAGGCATCTGTTGAGGAATATATTTTTTATCAGGCACTCTATCTGTATCAGGCTTTATTTTTGATGAAACAAAACATATGTGATCATCAAAGAAATACAGAAGCTGGTGTTCCGGATAATCTTTTAGATGAAACATCAAGAATGATTCAAAGTGAGATTTTTGCATTGCAGAGTACTGATTATGCACCGTTCAAACAAAAAAATCTCTTGCTAACAGCACACCAGAAGTTTTGCAGGGAAACAGCAATAGATTTTCAGCCCATTTTGAAAGGTTGCAATGCAGTAAAAATTGCAATCAATAAAGTGAAAATTGATTATTTGCAGCAGAATGTTTTAAACAGAATTGTTACTTCTGCAGATGAACCGCTTCAAACAGTATTGTCTATCCAGCTTGGTAGAGTTTCAGATGCTTTAAGGAAAGTTGATGAATATCTGAAAGATATTGATAAGTATTGTAACCAGCGATATGATTGGGAAAAACAAAGAGAACAGATACATTCCAACTATGTGAATATATTTGAAGCATGGAATTTTGAAAAAGAGTTCCAAAAAGAAACCTAGCCTAAAAACCATATATTCCGCAATGGTGCATACGGCATCGTTATGATGAGTGTGCAAAATGTACCTATGCGGATAACATCGTTAAGGAAAGAAGCAAAAAGAGATCCAGCGGCATTTGCACCAAAAATGCACCAAAGGGCAGGCTTGGGTGCAAATTTTAGAGGTTCGTGTAATTGTATCATTTTAGACATGGCAACGGATCCTGCATGTGGAACAGGCGGGATGCTCTCTGTTGCGGAAGAATATTTACATGAACTCAATTCTTCTACAGAACTTATGTCATTTGGTCAGGAGTTGAACGACCAGACATTTGCAATCTGTAAGGCGGATATGTTGATAAAGGGCAATAATGCAGATTTTATCAAAGATGGAAATACACTTTCCGATGATCAGTTTGAAGGGCAAAAATTTGATTATATTATATCGAATCCTCCTTTTGGACGGGAATGGAAAAATGAAAAGAGAGTCGTAGAGGATGAGGCGAAGCGCGGCTTTGCGGGACGTTTTGGTGCGGGACTTCCGGCTGCCTCAGATGGGCAGATGCTTTTCTTGATGACTGCAATTTCCAAGATGAAAGAACCTCGTGACGGTGGGAGCAGGATTGCAATTATTCATAATGGCTCTCCACTTTTTACCGGCGATGCGGGCAGTGGACCTTCTGATATTAGAAAATACATTCTTGAAAGTGATTTGCTTGAGGCGATTATTGCTTTGCCAATTGATATTTTCTATAATACGGGAATCGCTACTTACATATGGGTATTATCCAATAAGAAAGCGGGGACAAGGCGGGAAGGCAAGGTGCAGCTTATCAATGCGAACGGATTGTATGAAAAGCGCAGAAAAGCACTTGGAAATAAAAGAAATGATATCTCTGAAAGCGCAATTGAGGAAATTACGCAGATTTATGGCGATTTTCGAGAAACAGAGATTAGTAAGATTTTCAATAACGATGATTTCGGATACACAAAGATTACGGTAGAGAGACCGTTGCGTGATGAAAATGGTGAGTTGATATTAAAAAATGGAAAGAAGCAGCCGGACACTTCGCTGCGCGATACGGAAAATGTGCCATTGACAGAGAATATACAGGATTACTTTAAACGTGAGGTATTACCGTTTGCTCCTGACGCATGGATTGATGAAAAGAAATCCAAAGTGGGGTATGAGATACCATTTACAAGGTATTTTTATAAATATCAGGTGCCGCAGCCTTCTGCGGAGATTATGGCAGAGATACTGGAGTTGGCAAAGGAGCTGGAAGGCAGCTTGCAGGAGGTTTTTGGGATATGAGGGAAATGAAAGATAGCGGGGTGGAATGGATTGGGGAGATACCAACTGACTGGTCAATGATTCGTGTAAAACATGCTTTTATAAGGAAAAATGAAAAAGCAATGCAGGAAGAGCCGATTGTTCTTTCTCTTGCAAGAAGTGGTGTGCGTGTAAGAGATATTTCAAACAATGAAGGGCAAGTTGCAGAAAGTTATTTTAACTATAATCCTGTTGCAGAAGGGGATTTATTATTGAATCCTATGGACTTATATAGTGGTGCAAATTGTAGTATTCCACATATCGAAGGAGTTATAAGTCCTGCGTATATTAATTTAAAGAGTAAGGAAGGTATCAACCCTGTCTTTTATGATTACTATTTTAAAGCACAGTATTGGTTAATGGCTTTTTTTTCATATGGAAAAGGAGTATCTTTTGATAATAGATGGACGCTTAGTGTAGAGACATTGATGAATTATCCTTTGGTAATCCCTTCTTATGAGGAACAGTGTAAGAGGGCAGAGTATCTTGTAGTCGAATGTGGGAAAATGGATATTTTTATCGCTAAACAACAAGATATGATTAATAAATTAAAAGCATTTAAGCAATCTGCTATTACTGAAAAGGTTACTAAGGGATTAAATCCTGACGTAGAAATGAAGAATAGTGGAATTGAATTTATCGGGGATATCCCTAATCATTGGAAACTAGTTAGACTGAAATTTTTATTAACATATTTAATAGATTGTCCCCATGAAACGCCTACATATGATGCAGATGGAAAGTATCTGGTTATACGAACTGCTGATCAAGATTTGGCTGTTCTGCGGAAAGATGAGGATATGCTTAGACTTTCAGAGAGTGAATATCAAAATAGGATTCGTAGAATGTCATTAGATAAAGATGATATCATATATGGACGTGAAGGTGGCAGATGGGGGCTAGCTTGCCTTGTGCCAGAAAGCAATAAATATTGTTTAGGACAAAGAATGTTACAATTTAGATGTGACAAGAAAATGTTTGATCCTCAATTTGCAGTATATGCACTAAGCTCAAGTACGATATATTTACAAGGTTCATTTGATACAATGGGTAGCGCATCACCACATGTTAATATATCAACGGTTCAAAATTATGCAATAGCCGTACCGCCTCTTCGAGAGCAGGAGTATATTGCAAAAAAACTTCAAGATACATGCAAAAAAATCGAGCTTGAAATTAAGAAGAGACAGAGATTTATTGATAAGATTACCCAATATAAGAAAGCCCTTATTTATGAAGTCGTTACAGGTAAAAAGGAAATATTATAAAAAGTGATCAAGGTAGAACTATGAATGAACCCATAAAAATTGAAAATACTGATATTATGAGTGCTTATCAAAAATCAGAAAACATACTATCAGATATACAAAACATTATAGAAACTTCCCAACGGCAAGCCTACCATGCAGTAGACAAAATTCTGTCGCAAAGAAACTGGCTGATTGGATATCGAATAGCCGAGGAAGAAATTGATGGTTCAGACCGTGCTGAATATGGTGCAAACATCATAAAAAGGTTGTCCAAAGAGCTAACCGCAAAGTATGGAAAAGGTTATGACCGCAGTAATCTTTATCATTGTCTGCGTTTTTACAAAGAGTTTCCCCAGATTGTCGACACAGCGTGTCGACAATCCCATATACGGCTTTCATGGTCTCATTATCGTGCATTATTGCAGGTAGCAGATGCCACTGCACGCAGTTGGTATGAGAAAGAGGCCTATGAGCAGACATGGAGCGTCCGTACATTACAGCGCAATATCAATACGCAATATTACTACCGCATCTTGCAGTCTCAGCATAAAGAACTGGTGGAACAGGAAATGCTTGAAAAGACTTCCGATTTTCAAAATGACAAGTTAGAGTTTATCAGAAATCCCGTCATAGCGGAATTTCTCGGGTTATCGTCCAACACGGATTTTACGGAAACGGAGCTGGAAACCAGCATTATTTCCAATATTCAGAAATTTCTTATGGAAATGGGAAAAGGATATGCCTTTGTAGCTCGTCAGCAGCATATCAAGACAGAGAAAGAGGATTATTTTATAGACCTTGTATTTTACAATTATATTTTGAAGTGTTTTGTTCTGATTGATTTGAAAACGGGCAAGATTACGCATCAGGATGTAGGGCAGATGGATATGTATATCCGCATGTACGATGAATTAAAGAAGGGTGCGGACGATAATCCGACATTAGGTATTGTACTCTGTACGGAAACGGATGAAGATATCGCAAGGTATTCCGTCCTTCATGGCAATGAACAGTTGTTTGCATCAAAATATAAATTGTATTTGCCGACAGAGGAAGAACTGCGGAAAGAAATTGAAACGCAAAAAACCATGTTTTATTTACAGCAGAAAGAAAAGCAGAGCGAGTAAACGCATATTGCAGGAAATTTGTTGAAGAGCAAAATGCACATTGAGGAGGAACGATTCATGTCGGATTTTGATGTAAAGGAAAAACGTTTTGAACAGGATATAGAAGAATATCTTATTACCGAGGGTGGCTATGCAAAAGGAGATCCACGTAAGTTTGATCGTAAACTGGCATTGGATATGGAAACCTTTCTGAAATTTTTAAAAACAAGTCAGCCTAAACAATGGAAACACTATGAGAAAATTTACGGAACAGACAGTGAAAAGCAGGTAGTGGAGCGCTTTTGCCGCGAGGTAAAAATGGTAGGATTGCTTCAGGTTTTGCGCCAAGGATTTACAGACCGAGGTGCTAAATTCCGTGCAGTATTTTGGAAACCGGAAACTTCCATTAATATAACAACACAGGAACAATTTGCGGCCAATATATTACATTGTACAAGGCAGTTACATTATTCTCCCAGTAATGAAAACAGCATTGACATTGTGTTGTTTGTCAATGGGATTCCGGTTGTTTCAATGGAATTAAAATGTCAGTTTACAGGTCAGAGTACAACAAATGCAATTGAGCAATACAAATTTGACCGCAGAGGAAAAGATGCGATTTTTGCTTTTAAGGAACGTGTGCTTGTCCATTTTGCCGTTGATTTGACACAAGTCTATATGACGACACGCTTAGAGGGGGAAAAGACATATTTTCTGCCATTTAATCAAGGGAGTAACGGCGCAGGGCGAGTCGGAGGAAAAGGAAATCCTGTCAATGAAAACGGATATGACACCGCGTATCTTTGGCAGAATGTTCTCTGCAAAGAGCGTCTGCTTGAAATCTTGAACAAATATCTTCATTTGAAAGTGGAACGGGATAAGGATACAGGTGAAATCATATCGGAAACAATGATTTTTCCGCGCTATCATCAATTGGATGTAGTGACAAAACTGCTGGCGGATGTCAAAATCAATGGCTCCGGCAAAAATTATTTGATACAGCACAGTGCGGGTTCTGGAAAATCCAATTCCATTGCATGGCTCGCGCATCGTTTAGTAGGATTACATAATGCAAATGACGAAAAGATTTTTCAGTCTGTTATCATTGTCACAGACCGCAAAGTGCTGGATGAGCAGTTGCAAAATACGGTATATCAGTTTGATCATGTAGATGGCGTGGTGCAGAAAATTGAGAAGAATGCGCAGCAGTTAAAGTCTGCCATCAATGATGGTGTACCGATTATCATTACCACATTGCAAAAATTTCCAGTGATTTATAAAGAAGTAAAGTCTGGCAGCAGGCGGTTTGCGGTCATTGTGGATGAAGCGCATTCTTCGCAGACGGGAGATGCGGCGAAGAAATTAAAACGTGCATTGGCAGATACAGATAAAATTTTGGAAGAATACGCTCAAATGGAGTATGATCATGAACAAAATTACAAGGATGATGAGGATAAACTGTTAGATGAACTGGCAGCACAGGGAGTACATAGCAATATGTCTTTTTTTGCATTTACAGCGACACCGAAAGAAAAAACACTCAATATGTTTGGGTGGAAAGATGATAACGGTGGCTATCATCCGTTTCACGTATATTCTATGAAACAGGCAATCGAAGAGGGTTTTATTCTTGATGTTTTAAAAAATTATATGACATATAAAATGTATTATAAGATTGTGAAAGCAATACCTGATAATCCGGAGATTGATACAACAACAGGAATAAAGGCTGTTTTGGATTACGAAAAACTACATCCTCATAATATTTCTCAAAAGACTGCTGTTATGTTGGAGCAGTTTTATCGTATAACCAGAACGAAAATTGGAGGTAAAGCAAAGGCAATGGTGGTAACTCCATCTCGTTTACATGCTGTACGGTATTTACAGGAATTTCGGCGACAGATTCTTGAGAAAGGTTATGACCTTGATGTACTTGTAGCATTTTCGGGAGAAATTGAAGATGATAGTCAGACATTTACGGAGGAAAAACTGAACAGGACAAAGGATGGAAAGACAATTAAAGAAAAAGCATTACCCAAAGCGTTTAACACAGATGATTTCGGTATGTTGATTGTAGCGGAAAAATATCAGATAGGATTTGATGAACCATTATTACATACGATGTTTGTGGATAAGAAACTGTCAGGTGTGAAAGCAGTTCAGACACTTTCACGTCTTAACCGTACTTACAGAGGAAAACAGGATACGTTTATTCTTGATTTTGTAAATTCGGTGGAGGATATCAGAAAATCCTTTGAGCCGTATTTCGAAGAAACTACTTTAGAAGAAGAAACAAATCCCAATGTTATTTATGATCTGAAAAATACGCTGGATGAGTACCATGTATATCAGGCAAATGAAATCATGCAGTTTGCAGACATATTTTATGCAAAGAAGCAGCAAACAAGCGGCGATATTGGGAAATTACAGGGAAAAATTAAGCCGGCGCTTGACCGTTTTCAATCATTAAGTACAGAGCGGCAGGATATGTTTAAATCGACACTTGCCCGGTTTAATCGCATTTATGCGTTTATCACGCAGGTATGCCGATTGTTTGACAAAGATATCCATAAATTCAGTGTATATGCTAAATTTTTATTGATACAGTTACCGAAAGGCAGTACAGAATGTGTCATTGTAGCTGATAAAGTGCTATTGGAATATTATCGATTGGAAAAAGATTTTGAAGGAAGCATTGATTTGGAACCAACGGAAGAAGGTTTTCGACCGATTACCGGCGAAGCAGGACGTAAGGATAAGAAAAAGAGTCCGCTTACAGTCATTATTGATAAAATCAATGAACGCTACGGGACAGATTTTTCAGAGATGGATAAAGTGCTTTTACAGATTGAAAGTGATTACGAAGCGCAGGATAAGTGGCATGGATATGCACAGAATAATGATTTTAAGACATTTATGTTGCTTTTTGAGAAAGACTTTCCCAATATGGCGGCGAGCCGCTATGAACAAAATGAGGAGTTTTTTGTGCGCATGTTTAAAGAGCCGGATATGATGAAACAGATTATGGAAACGCTTGGAGCGGTATTGTATGAGAAACTAAAAAGGAAGAGCGATGTCGTATATTCATTTGAACCGAAAGTAAGTATGGTGGCGGAAGACATATCGTATGGAAAGGAGTAAAAGTTCTTTATGAAGCAGTTATTGAACTATTGTATGAGCTGTACACTTGAGCAAATAGGGGAGGTAAAGTGTTCTATAGCAGGATTGATTAAAGTATCTGAAAACTATAGTGTAAGTATAGAAACAAAAGAACTTTCCAAAGAATTATATCAACAGATGAAGCACAATGATAATGATGTTATCTGTTTAAAAACAGTTGACCAGCATGTGACTATTTTGGGGTATTGGGTTACTGACAAACATACAAGAGGAGTAGAAAATGTTGTTTTTTCTATTACTTGTGAGGCGAAGAAAAGCTTTTGGGGTAGTCAATATTGTAATGTACACGATAATTGCTTTGAAGAATTTTCTATGCAAGTGACAGAGGGGACCGAATTGGTAGGACTAACGCCCTATGGGAAACTGGATACAAAGGGTATTTTATCCCACATACAGTCAGCAATACATATAGATACACATATGAAGAAAATTGGTAAGGAAGAAGGTTTTTCTTGTTTTATTGCTCCAGAAGTACAACGCATAGGTATGGATATACGATTGGGAGTTCAATACGGAATAAATTATTCACAAGAGCGTACATTGTCAATTAGCGATATTGAAGACAAAATTTATAATATTGTTTTGCTTATGGAAATACTATGTGGAGAAAGAGTATCAGTAACTAATATGAAAGTGCGGCAAGGGGAAGAAATTTATAAGTATTTGGGGCAGCCTATAATGCTCAAAGAACGGTTACATGCCTTTGACAGAGAGCATTTTGACTCACGCGGTTATGTGCGGAGAAAAATTTTTAAACTTTCTGATTTCAATCAGGATATTGATGAAGTTATCCGTAGGTTTGGAGAATTGTATGCTGAGGATCAAGTAGCATTTGGGGCATATCAGCAGCTTATGATGGATGATGAATTACAAATCTTTACTGTGAATAACTTTTTAAAAGCTATGCAGATGGTGGAAGGGATAGAGCGGGCAGGAGATAGAAAAAAAGCTCATAAAGAATTTAAGAAAATTCGAAATAGCATTGTTGAGAAGTTGGCGGATGAAGATGATAAACAATTTATTACGGACTATTGTGATGATCATGGAGAAGAATTTAGAGAATGTTTGGATAGAATTACAAATAATTGTTTTATGGTACTATCAGAAACCGACAACAGTGGTTGTACTGATATAATATCAAATATGAAAAAAGACCGCGATGTTTATACTCATGCGTCACATAAAAGTGAGCCACTATTAAGTCAAGCAGATTTGAGGGGAATAACATATTGTTTTGAGGTTTTTTTCAGGATAGAGGTGTTTATATATCTTGGGCTAAGCAAGGAACTTATGCGAAAAAGGTTTTCTTACGATAAAAGGTTTGTAGCATATTACGAAAATTTATTTGGGCAGACGATTAAGGCAGAGGCTTGTGGAACAGGGGAGTATGATGATATTATGCAAAGTATTTAAAAAGCTGTTTGATGAAAGCATAAATGAGAATGTTGACTGGCAGAATAAGCAAAAAATGAGGTAAATATGGATAAGGAACAATTTCAAAGAAATATACAAAAAGCGGATAATGATTCATTAAGAATAGGTGCAGCTAATCGTATTGTGCAATTGTTGGATAAACAACGTTATAGCAATAATGAGAATAGTGTTAAACGGTGGATTTGGGAATTATGCCAAAATGCCAAGGATGTGAGTAATGATACTGGTAAAGTTAAAATAAGCATTGATTTTGATAAGACCAATAATAATGTAATTTTTCGTCATAATGGAAGACCATTTACTATGGCAAATGTGATGTCGCTTATTAACCAATCTTCATCAAAAGACAAGTATGATGGAAGTGAAAGAAAAAGCGGAAAGTTTGGAACGGGATTTATAACGACACATTTATTATCAGAGGTTGTCAATGTATCAGGAATTATAGAGGTCGAAAAAGCTAAGTTTTCAAAGTTTCAAATCACATTAGATAGAACTGGTCATGATAAAAATGAAATAGTTTCTGCTATGGAAAAGGCTGTAGATCAATTACAGGCATGTCAGCCATTGACAGAAGATGACATTAAGGCAGGTGAATATAACACAATATTTGAATATAGGTTAGATAATGGGGGCGTTGAGGTAGCGCAGCAAGGTATAGATAATCTAAGAGTATCAGCTCCTTTTGTCCTGTCTATGCTCAAAGATATTGAAGAAATTGCTCTTGAAGCTACTAAGGAGAAGTATAGATATAGCCAACCTGTTTCGTGTGGTTTAGATGGTTCGTTAATTCATGAGATTATATATGAATCTGATATAGAAACGAAAGAAATCTATGTTTTAAATTTAACAGAAGAAAATACTACTGTATCTATTGCGTTGGAACGTAGGGAACATGAAACTTATATCTTGCCCTTTCCAGGACAGCAGTCAAAATTGTTTTGTGATTTTCCCTTGATAGGGACAGAGGACTTTCCTTTTCCGATTTTAGTTTTCGCAAGCGATTTCAATCCTACTGAACCGCGAGACGGAATTTATCTTACTTGTAAATCAAAAGCTGATGATAAAGTGGAACAGAATCGAAGTATTATTGAAACGGCATGCGGATTGTATGAAAAGATACTTCAATATGCAGCGAAAAAGAAATGGGAGGGAATTTATAATATTACTCGGATTGGCTCATATGGGAAAAAAGAGTGGATTGATGAGGAGTGGATTGAAGAAATTGTGGAGAATTGTAAAAATATAATTCTTCATGTACCCATTATACGTACCAGTGTTGATTCTATGATGGAATTACAGGACTATTTTGATGAAGAACAGATATATATAATATCAGATTCTAAAGCAGAGATGCGCGAAAAAATATGGGATTTGCTTTATGATATAATGCCTGAAAAGATTTCGTGTAAGAGAGATATTCATAATTGGTATCATTCCTTATGGAATGACTGTAATAGATACACTTTTAAATCACTAACAAAACAAATTAATGATTTTGGTAATGCAATGCAATTACAGAGAGAAATAAAAGATAAGGATTGGCGTTCATGGTTATCGATGTATTTTAATCTTATAGAGAATAATAGAAATCTTCAAACATATGTTGCAACTGAACAAGTTAATATTATTCCAAATCAAAATGGTGTATTTTGCCATGTAGAAGAATTGCATTTTGATAAAGAAATTTTAGACGAATATAAGGATATATTAAAACTGCTTGGCAACGATTGTAGAGGATGGCTTCTTGATTTGAAGTTTAGAAATAGAGATTGGTTTCGATTTGAGGAATGTGATGATGAACAGATACTAAAATTGATAGAAAATAATTTAGATGATGTTGATAAACAGCAAAAAAGTGATATTTTGTTGCAGATGGTATGGCTATGTGATAGTAGGTACGATAACGTGGGTGTTCAAAGGCAGATATGCCACTATGCCAAGAGTATTTTGAAAGTTGACAATCAAATGATAGAAGTGCAAGTGGTTTCGGATAGGATATTACAAGAATCCATGAAATATACAATAACTTGTGTGGCGGATCGAATTAGTGAGTATGGATGTATACAAGATTTTGCACAATATATGGAAATAACACAAGATGAAACGGTTCAGTTTTTAGCAGAGTTTATAGAATTTATTGTAAAGCAAGGATATGATAATCTTATCAATAAATTAACAAAACCAATTCTTCCGAATCAAAATGGAAATTTTATGATTAAGGATGATATATTCCTTGATAATGAAATTGATGAAACACTGAAAGAGTTAGCTGTCAGTGCAGGATATGATATTAAGGCGGACTTATTAATAAGAGATATTTATTTGGACCTACCAGAGAGTCGCTGGAAAAACAACATAGATTTGTCACCGCAAATTATACAATATGTAAATAGTAATAGAAGTCCAAAGGAAGAAGAGGTCAGAAGTAATTTCAAGAAATTGTTGATATGGATGCGTGATCACGAAGAAAAAGCGAAAGAGATTTTTCCTGATTTGTATAAGAATAAACATTATTTGTATGATGATGAACAAATTCTTGATGATATAAAACATGCTGATACTTTAAAGCATCTTATGCGGAAATTTAATGTATCCAGTCCGGAAAAATTAGAGGAACTTATTGCCGAAAGCCAGATGCATTATGTTGAAAAATGTGATGAAAGGATTGAATTAACACAAGATGTATTGTTACAATTAGGAATTGATTCTGAAGAGGCGTTGGACATTGCATTCAACAATACGGAGTTTGCAAATAAATATATCAGGACATCGAAACATGATACAGATACATATGAGTATGTCAGATCAATTTTGGAAAGGTCAAAAAACAATATTCTTTCTTATTTAGACAGGCGGGAAGAGTATGATATAACTGATATGCGTTCGATAGCTAATACAATTTTTATCATTAAGAAAGATGGAAAAGAAATATTTTTATTGGCGCGTCCATCTGATGGTGGAGAAGTGAGGATATTTTATGAAACAGAGAAAGATTTGTTGGATTATTCAATGGATTGGGAACTTTGGGTAGAAGATGGAAAGAACGAACCACAGAAAATCACATTTGGAAAGATTATTAAACTGACTGGACTCAATAGAATACCATTGAAAGGGATGTAGATAAATGATACCAGATGAAAAAGAGGTTATAGATATCATACAAAATAATATGACAGACAATTTAATATGTAGGGCGTTGGAAATGCGTCCAAAAGAAATTACAAAATATATATGTGGATTAGCCAATGTTGAAGGTGGATATGTTTTGATTGGTGTTGAAAGAGATAACGGTATATTAAAGGTAAAAGGTTTTCAGCTTGCATTTGATATGAAGACTGTTATGAATGATGTGTCTAAGAAATTAAAAGGCAAAATTCTTTTTGAATATGGTCATATATATGTGTTGGCAAAGAATATTTTTGCGATTAAAGTTGAAAAAGCAGAGAAAAAAATATCAATGAATGACATATATTATTGTTATAAAAATAATAGCATAGAGGTATGTCGGGAAAACAAAAAGAATCCTTCAACTTTATTTATTTCATATACAGAATGTGATGCTCCAATAGTGGATATAATAGAAAAGAAGATTTCTGAAAAGTTACGAAATAGGGTTAAAATATCACGTTATACTGGCTTAGAATATAAAGACAGTTTTAAAACTTTTATGGACACAATTCAAGATCATGATTTTGTTTTAACGATTGTAAGTGATACATATTTAAGAAGACAAGCCTGTATGTATGAAGTGGGAGAAATAATTAAGGATCATCATTATAAAGACAAGCTTTTGTTTGTTGTTCTAACTGAGAAAGAGCGAAAATATTATGGAAAGAACGCACCAGATAAGATTGAAGCAGATATATACAAGGGAGTAACATCTAAACTGGAGTATACGCGGTATTGGAAAAAGCAGTATGAAGAATTAGAGGAAGCTATGAAGCAAATAAATGATTATGAGGCAACAAGACAGGCGACTTATGATCTTCAAGTAATTGGTCAGATATATAGAAAAGACATAGGTGAATTTTTGCAATTTTTGTCTGATGAAAATGGAAAGAGTTTTCAAAAGTTATACGATAATGACTTTAATGAACTGATTAAATGGATATTTCCTGAATATGAGCCGAATATTTTTAATCAGTGTGATTGTTTTGACGTTTTATTACATAATTCTATTGAACAATTGCATCGTATAACAAAAACTGACTATAATCAAATTGCCCTTGGAATAAAGACGGATAACCATAAAACAGGATTGATGGTTTTTGCAGATGATATTGCGGGATATAAGCAAAGATACCGTTTAGTTGTAATGGATGGGTTAATGGCAAAATCATATGTAACAGGAAACAATATTTTAGTTAATAATGTAAAACAAGAAGTTGAGTACTTTTGTGCAGTTTTTCAGACTAAATCGGAAGTAGTATTACCTATTAAATATGGGGGGAAAGTTATAGGTGTATTTAATTCTGAAAGTGAAGAAGAAAATTATTATAACCAAGAGATGGTAATTCAATTGACAAAAGTACTTATGGACTTTGCAGATAAAATAATTGAATTAGGATATGTAGGGAATATGACACAAAACGATTTACCATATGTTCATATTATAGTATAATATCACTAATTTTTTGAATGCATAACTTTTAGGGTCACAGGATTTTAAAAATTGAGCGGTACCGCTCAAAAAAATGCTAAAAAGGAAGCAAGAATCAAAAATTTTACTCTGTTTAACTTTCGCTAACTTTCACGAAATAACAAATTTGCAATCTGCAACGGTAGGAGCAATGTCAAAAGCCTGATATTTTGCGGTTTTTGACATTGCTTCCTGTAATTTTGGTGATTTTATAGTTCTTTTAACTTTCGCTAATTTTCATAGCTATAAAATATGGGTAAGCGATGAATAATCTAGCGTTTTTACAAGTCCCGAAATCTGTGCGATAATCTCTTTAACTGGAGAAGCATCTCC